ATCTTAGTATTCTTAAACAGTTCATCAACAGAACCACCTGACAACAAATAGGCAACTATTTGTTGCTCAGTGAAACTAGGTTTCTTAGCCATTACTTTTTTCTACCAGTTTTCTTTTTAGCAGGCAAACCATACTTGGCTGCACCAGCAGCACGAGTTTCTGCACCAGCCATACGACCAGCCATAGCAGCCTCAATACCTTTTTGAATTAAAGCCAACTGCAAATCCATACCCTGAACTTCCGCTTGTGACCTATTGGCACCAATGTCACTCATAGACTTCATTGCTTCAGCATTAATGTTGTTTGTACCTAACAACTGTTGCAAAGCCAACTGTTGTTGAGTTTGATTCAAGTCACTAGCACCCTGCTGTTTATAAGCATTCATATAGTTTTGTTGACCAGTGTTGAGTTGCTCGGCTGAACGCCGAGCCAACTCTGCAGTAGCCCTAGCGTACTCGGCATCAGTAGCAGACTGCTGGTTAGCAGGGTCCATACTAGCACCAAACCCTTGCAGACCAGCAGCCAACATGTTCTGTTGCGGAGACATCTGCATTATAGGTGCAGCGCTATATGGATTAACGGCAGCAGTCTGACCTGCATTAAAGGTTTGGTTAGCAGCAGCAATGTTTCCTTGAGCCATCTCTAATTGTTTATTAAGAAACTCCATTGCTTGTGCTTTTTGTGTTGCAGTAGCCTGTTCTTGCTGTGCATAAATTGGGGCTATGGCTTCAAGATACTTCCCATAAACATCCTGTGATGCTTGATTATATTCTTGCTGCCCACGTACACCAGCACGACGTTGGATACGTGCAGCCCGATTAGCCCCACGCCTGCCGTCAGCATTACTAACACGGCTACCACCGCCACCACCGCCACCAGTTCCACCTACATCAATATAACTAGGGTCAGCAGCAGGGTCTGTTTCTTTTCCTAAATCAGCCTGTGCCGTAGTAGCGCCACTAACATTCCCATAGGTAGGCATAATGGAACTAAATGAAGGATATGAATTCTTAGGTGCGCCAGTGCCATCATCCTCATACCTACGAGTTTTAGGGTTGTACTTCATAACCATACTATTGTCCTACCTGTTCTAATAACTACCCATAGATTTGATAGCCGAAGCACTATCAAATATGGCACGTTGCTTCTCTAGACGCAACTGTGCCAAAAAGTCCTCTAAGTCAGCCTGTTGTCCCTGCTCATTCTGTGTAATACTATTTAGTTCATCTTGCATGTTCTGTGACTCAGTACCCAAATCTTCTTGCAAACTGGCAGCATACTTAGACAAACCGCTACGCATAATACCTGATTGTATATTAGGTCCACCTAACCCACGTTGCCCATACTGGCTCAACAACGGTTGATACCCAGCCTCATACCTCTTGTTAATCTTCGCTAAGTTACGGTTCCCTCGTTGCTGACCCAAGAACTGTGCCTGCTGGTTAGCGATAGATTGCTGCCCACGTTTACGTAAGGCAGCCTGTTCAGAAAGAATATAATCATTATAAGCCATTAGTTTCCAACCTTCTTACGCAACTCGTCAACCTCACGACTAAGCCTGTTTAACTCCATAGCAATGGACTGCACTATCTGTTGGATAGCAACAGCGTCAGCAGTTTTTAATGTACCCAATAATGGTGATGTCCAATTTCCGCTCATGATTATGCCTTGATTATGTAGTTAACAACAATGTATGGTTGAAGGTTACCGTTAGTTGCCTCGGCACTAGCAGCACCAGTAGAACCTGTAACATCGTGACTGTGATTAGGGTCGGTAATTGTATGTCCAGTAGCAACAAATGTTGTGTTAATAAAATGTTGATGTATACCTGCTGTTTCAGTGTGTTTATTGTCTAAAATAGCATTAAAGTTACCCATTGCTGCAGAGTAATAATCGTCACGTGTATGGGCATGGGCGACTGAAGCACCAACGTGTGCTAACATTGGTGTTCTGTGTTGATGATTACCAACTTCAGTAGTACTTCCAGAGTGTGCGTGGCTTCCTGTTCCATTAAGAACAACACCTGAACTAGTAGTAGCAGCAGTTAATGTACCATCAGTATGCGTGTGAGAAGCAACACTAGTGGCAGAACCACCAGTGTCGCCCAACACGTCAAACGCTGCATTAGCAGCGTCACGACCAACAGGGATACGACCAGTCAATAATGGTACACGGAACGTACCAGCACCAGGAGCAGCCTGTCCACCGCTAGTGTTGAATGCTGAACCAATAACAGCAAACAGCGCAGCGTACGTAGTAGTAGATACTGCTGTACCATCACACAAAATCCATCCTGTAGGTGCTGCAGTACCAGCGTACTGCATAATGGAACCCGATGGAGTTAACTGCTGTATAGCAGTGTTAGATAGTTTACTTAACTCAATAGCCCCAGCATCAATGTTTGTTCCAGTAGAAATACCTTCAGCAAACGTTTTTACATCCTGAAAGTTGCTGTTGACTTGACTGGCTACTGCTGGAGTAGCGTTGACAAACGTGTAACCTATATTGAGAGTAGCCATTAGCCACCAACCCTTCGTGAATTAAATTTATATCCGATACTGTTAATGCCCCAAAGTTTCTCATTAGGACCAACAAACTCTAGTTGAACTGTCTTTGCTTGACCAAGGTTCTTACCAGTCAACACTGTAGAACTGGCGGTACCAGCAGTCCAAGTTCCTGTACCCCAAATCATTGTACCCCAGTTGGAAACACTGGCAGGTGTTTGCGTTAAAGCAAACGACCTGCGATGGTTGCCGATAGCCTCATCAAAGTTATGGTAAACAAAAACGTTAATAGATTGCTGAGTACTGGCTTCCTTGACAACAACATCAGGACGACGAAACATTTTCTTTTGCATGTATGTTCCACCATCAAACCATTTAGTCCGATAGTAACTAATGAACCCAACAAAACTACTGGTGCTGATTATGGTGTCGGTAGCCACATCATAATTATCAACAGTAACAACTGCTGGCACAGTAGGGTGACACATTAACCGTAACTCGTTGTTACTGGAATCACGGAAATCTGTTCCACCTATGACCCCGTAACTTTCAGTTGTGGGGTCGCCACTAGCACCAGTAGTTGTAAACATTGTATAAGCATTAAGTGATGGGTCAAACACAAAGTTAACCGTTGCATAATTAGGAATAGTACCACTGGTAGCGTAAGGCAGAGACAACCATACACGACGACCAACCCATGACAGGCTTACACCATCAGTTGTCGTGCTTGAAACGTAACGCAAATCCAATATAGGACGAATGTTTTTGAACACATCAACAATCGTGTTACCGTCAAAGAAGAATAGTCCACGTCCAACAGCATAAAAATATAATCCAGTATCACTAGCAACTACACAGTCGGAACTAGAAGCGCCGATGCTTGAAGATATTTCAACAACCTGAAAGTTACTATCGTCTTTGCCGTACAACAAGTATGTTGCATGAGGTTTAAAAATAACTAACTGACCATTAACAACCTTAATGGCAGTAATACCATCACCACCACCAAGAAAATCTATGTAGTTAGTCAGATGCCATGAATCAGGGGTCAATTCGTTAGACCAACGCAACCTGTTGGGTTGCCGTATACCATCTTCATATGTGTTGGCAGCAAACATTTTACTAGCATGGACACACAAGTGTTGCGCCCTAGGTAAATGGTTAGCACCAGCAGCAGTAGCACTCTGCCAAGGACTACCACCACTGCCACCAGCAATACTCATAGCGGTAGCATACGTGTCGCCAGTTTTCCAGTAGTAATTTGTACTGGCAGAGTTGGTACCAGTAGAAATATAAAGGATGTTACCCCACGCTGCCATAGCAGCACCATGAGGACTGGCACCAGCAATAACAGCAACATCATTACCAGCAGAAAACTCTAATGTAGAAAAGTTGGCACCAGTAGATTTATAAATCTTTACACCAGTGGTTAACATTACATAGTTAGAGTCACCGTAAAAAGGTATCAACCGTTGCGGTGTCCATGTCCCTGCTATATTAGTAGGGTTAATACGCACCATACTGCCACGAGAAAACACTCCACCACGAGGGTCAATCTCCACGTTCAACATACGTGGAGATTCATTATCCTGAAGTTGGAACTGGTCAGACCTAAAGTTTAACCCACCGCTGAAGTCTTGCTGCGTAAAAATTTCCACAGTAGCCTACTGACCCAATGTTGGACCGAGAGACTTCAACCAACTTTGCATAGTGGGACGATTACGTGTCTGACCATGAGCCATAATTAACTGCCCATGACTGGTTGGCTGCGTAAGTTTCTTACGAGCCAACGCCACACCCTCATCAAAAGACTGCTTGTAGATGGTAGCCATCGTTGTATCTTCTATCTGCTGATACACGCGAGCCACCGCATAATACACCAACGGGAAATGTAATGAAGCAGGCGCATCCACATTACCATCATTAGTAATCCAGTCAATCGGTTCACGATAACCACGACACGTCAACAACCGTGCATTATTAGGCTTAGGGTAAATGTTAATGTTGCCATTCCACACAGCATAAAACAACGGTTCACCACTAGTGTCATATGCGCCACTGTAGGTTTGTTCAGCCATGTCATAGCCAACCATGTCCAACCTGAAACCCGACTTGGTGTTGTCAACAATAGACACAACCTCACTAATAGGGTCAACAGTAAACCCAGCAATAGGATAAGCACGAACGTTGGCTACAGTACTGAAGTTAAAACTGGTTTCAAGAAACGACCAACGTTTCTCCAAATCCAAAATACGGTAATAACCGTCACGAATATAAAGGTTCAACAAGTTGTCAGGCAAGTCATCAGAATCTAGGTCGGTAATCTGACGGACAGTAGACCGCAACTGGGTTGCGGTCATTTGATTATACGCCATCAGCACCATCCTTTAATGAAGAACGCAAATGCCCCATGCACAACTCTGTGCCCTTGGCTCGCATACCCTCACAACTATCCTCATTAGCCGAACACT